AGTACCTCGTGCCCAAACAAAAACTCAACTTCTTTGGGTTTAAGCATTTTGATAAATTTGCAGTTGTAATAAAAGTTGCGACCATCTGTGGCAGCAGTTGCGCACCACTCGTCTGCGTTAACCAGTTTCAAACGTGTAGCAAGGTTGCCAAAAAAGCTGGCACGAAGCAACATACCAACACGAGCAGTTATCAATATTTCACGTACCTCACGATCCAATTTAGGATCCATTGGGCCTAAAATATCTTTAAACTTGTCGGCTACATCTTTGTTTACGGTGGTATCTGTACTCATGCTCATAGTTTGCTCCTAACTGTTATATACATTATAACATGGATAACCAAAAGGTCAACCTTTTTTCAAGTATATCCTGTAAGCACCAGGATTTTGTTGCTCGCATGATCTGATATTTTGATCTAGATGTGCCCAAGCAGGCAGCTCTTTTGCTATTTCGCCTTGTCCAGTTACCACAACAACTGACTTGTGGCCTGCATATTTGCAATCCACAATAAATGCACTAAAACGATGCCAAGCATTGTGAACAGTGTATCCGTGTAAATCCAGTCGCATCTACTTTCCTTCATTGGGCCATTTCAACTTGAAGAAGCCTAGCTCTTTGTCGCTTTTGATATATATGCGAAGACAAACTGAGTCATTGGTCCAACTCCAAGTGTGGTTTACAACGTCGGGTAGCTGTTCATTGGTTAAGTTGTATGCACGTCTCTGATGATGTAGGTTGCGTATATGCTGCCACTCACGTATTTCTGCAGTAAATCCATAGGTATCAATCATCCACTTTAATGCAACATTGAAGTGCAGTGGTCCCCATTGATTTCTATCAAATTCGACACAGTATTTGAAATACTTTCTGTGACTGTATCGACCGTCAAGTTTTTTGATAATATATTGCATAGTGCTAGTATTTAAGCGCAAACAGGATAGCGTCAGATTCTTCTAGGAAATGAAAAATTATGTGCCAATTGTTTTCACCGCCAATTTCATTCCAAGTCACTGGGTTATTAGCATGGCTCCATTGCCAACGATCGCTAGGGCGTCCAAATGTGCGATGCACATCTTTAAGCAGTTTCATCCACTCTTCGGGATCGTAAGGCTCGTAATGGCGATACACCCGATGGTAACCATCTAGGTGTCGCTCCAGTAATTCATCTGTTTCTTTTAGTGTTTGGGAGATATGAGTGAGGCCCTGCATAGCCCTATGCCTTTAGATTTACAGTTAGAAAGTGGGCCTCACTCATAACAGGTAAATTCTGGTGATAAAAATATTTTTTCAACAGAATTGTAAATGTCAATAAAATTGTTTGGTTTTGATGATAATTTGTAATCTGTGTTTTCAAAACTTGATAAAATATCTTCGTAAATAAATGTAACATCACAATATTTTTTATTTTCGTTATATATGTTTCTCATTTTAAGAATATATCTTATTTCGTCTTCTATGTCAAATCTATCTATAGCGATATCTGCTGTAAGTTTTTCAACATCTGGATTTTTATCTGTGTTATGCCAAACTTGTGTACGACTGCAAATGTAGAAACTTACAATTTGATTTAATATGTTCTTGCGTTCAAGACCGATCACATAACATTTTTTAGTTAATTCTTCCCAACAATTTACAGGAATCTGGTCAGGCTGAATTTTAAATATAATCTGATTCTGATCTACTAAATTTAAAATGTTTTGATATGACTCAGTCGAATAGTATAAATGTTCGTCATAGTTTTTTAAATCAAAATGTTTTGCTACAGTATCACAAAAAGCTGTCGATCCAGTCCTATAATTTGATAGGACCAGAATCGATTTATTAGATGGGTTGATTATTTTGTCTAACATTTTTTAACTTTGGCTAGCCAGAATGTATTTTCCGTAACGGTTGTGGAACTCATCAAAGTTCTTCAACTTGGTAGGCTGGAACGGAAGGTTATATGTTGTAAGTGCAATTCTGGCACCCATAACAACCAATTCAGTTTCAAAGTTATCCATCATAAAGCGGAAGAAGTTGTCAGTCATGCCGTGCCATTCTGATTCTTTGACTGACCCGTGTGCTTCTTTTAGTTCGTAGCACATTGAAATAACCAGGCTGTACATAGCCGACACTTCTTTGACTTCCAGTTCTTTGACCTTGCCTGACAGTACATCTTCTGGATTGGGCAGTTTGCCTGCAATCTTACGATGCGCTTGAAACTTGACAGCAAGTCCTTCGCCAATTGCACCTGCAATCAAATCAGTTGCAGTAGTCTCTTCCATTGGCTCATCCAGCAACTCACTTACAAAACTCCAAGAGCGTGGTGTAGCAAATGCACGACTTGCGCTTTTAGCATCAAAGTCATACAAGTCCTGTTTGGCAAAGCTCAAGTAACCCACAACGTCTTCGTGGATGTTTTTGTTAACAGCCCAGTCCAGCCAAGCCTCAAAGTCTGCTCTCATCTCAAGGTGAATAAAACGATTGGCAAGCGGAGTAGGCATGCGATATGTAACGCCTTTATCACTTTCTCTGTTGCCGGCAGCAATAACAACAACATTGTCTGGCAATACATATTTGCCAATACGACGATTCAAAATCAACTGATAAGCAGCCGCTTGCACACTGGCAGGCGCAGCATTCATTTCGTCTAAGAATAGCACAACTATAGGATATTGTGCAGCAATTTCCGGAGTAGGAAGATCAATTGGGGGAGCCCAATCCATCATGCCTGTTTCTTTGTTGTAGTAAGGCATACCGCGTAAATCAGTTGGATCCATTTGGCCCAAACGCAGGTCATACATAATGCCCGACATTTCTTCGGTAATACCTTCAACAACTTCTGATTTGCCAATACCTGGAGGTCCCCAAAGGAACAATGGGCGTTGACGTTTGAAAGCAATTTTGATTGCTTTGGTTGCACCTACTGTGGTGACTGTACGATATTCGATAGCATTTGACATAGGGCTTGTCCTTTTCTCTATTTTCTAACTGTACACTTAGTATAACACATTATAAGGATGTGTCAACCTTTTTATACCATTAACCACGCTATTAATCCAAGACCAAGTATCCAGGGCCACAATGTCCAACCCATTCGGATACTGGCAACAATTACACCAACCACCAGAGCAATGCTAAAACCAAACGCTAGTAGATGCATAAACACATCCAGCTTGTCATAGAGCAGTTCGAACGTTCCTTGATCTGTTACTTTAATTTCCATTTTAACCTCCAAAGACCAGTCTAGCAAACATAATGATAATAATCACAGCCATAAAGAACATTATAAAATGATTCATTCTATCCATTAGTCTAACCTCGATCCTGGATAAATTTCAATGCCAGTGATTTCTTTAAATTTGGCAGCATATGCTCTAGCACCTGCTTCTTTGATGTCCACATTCTGTCCACCGTAATTGCCTGGATTCCAAAGTTGAAATGCACGGTTCCATTCTTGTTTGCGGAATCCAATTGCTTTGAGTGCTTTGCCAACTTTGCTGTTTGCTCGCACACCATAGATGGTAACAAAACCAAAACCACACGCACCAATTTGATCTGTGCCATACTGATTGTACAGTTCTTGCACTGCTTGTTTGGCAGAATTTTCTGCTACTTCGCCGGCAAACATTACTGCGGTTGCTGTTGCATCTGAAAGGATTTGCTGTGACATCTGTTGCTCCTTGTCTCTAACTGTATATACAGTATAACCGGAAAAAGCAAAATGGTCAACCAGTTTTTTACGGAATAACGGTATTTTTGTGTTTTTCTACACTTGCTAGATTTTTTGCATTGAGTTTTTCAATCACTGCCTTGCTTATCCCAGCATGCATTACTTGATCAAGTATAGTGTCAGGATCGGCATACAAACATTCAGTTGCGAGGTCTAAATTTCTCAATGGTGTAAAAGTAATCGTGTGGTCAAAATGCCACATTTGAAAATCATTAACAGCAACATTGGCAGTATGATTAAATCCGTTTGCTTGAATTTTAAATGTTTGATCGCGTTTCAGTAACTTATCTCTGTACTTTGCATTAAAAAATCCCTTCATATAACAATAATCAATGTTGTCAAATTGTTTGACCAAATCAATATTGTGATAATCCAGCAGCCACTGACAGTATAGGGGATTTCTTAACAACAATTCGTCACCACAAAATCCTGTTAGTTGCATGTGAGGAGTGTCAATGCTGTGTAATTGTTTGTATCCCCATCCCAGGTAATACAGGCTTTTTGCTCTTGCAGATAGATCGCCTAGAGAATATGTTAGGTTACAATAATCAAATGCACTTCTAACCAGTGTACTATCTACACCTGGGCTATTAGCAGCAATAATTGGAAGGTCAGTGTCCAGTTGTTGTGTTACTGTAATTAAATAGTTGCATACTAAATCTACTATTTCAGTTTTATTGTAAGTTTTGTGTTCAGGATCAAACTGGATAGAATTTTTACTATCTCCCTTGCACCATTTCCATTGATTATTTTCATTGATTGCAGAACCGTCGAAATAAATTGGTTCCAATAAAGAATCATTGATATTGGTTAATGTATTGTTGTTGAAAAATAGTGGAAACGATCGAGAATCATCGCAGTAGATACTAGGAGTTTGAGAAAAATCCAAAATCACATAGTTGCCCTTGGCAGTACTAAAGTTGTGAGATTGAACCTTGCTTTTTAAAGTTTGGCCAATGGCATATCCTTTAAAAAAAATATCACCAACTCGGTGCCAGGCTTTGTCAAGCTGTACACAATAGTTGTTAACTTTGTGCATTTCAGTTAATGGTTTTTTGTTAACTGGTTCATTATGCGAAATGTAAAAAAACATAATCTGTCCTATGTAAAGGTAAACAGTACACTTTCGCGAACATTACCTGGCAATACTCGGTTTGTACCGTGTGCTTTGCGCTGTGTGTTATCATTGATATAGCCTGCATAGGGCTTGTATGGAGTTTCAGTGCGTGGTAATCCTCTATCACTTACTATAGTATCTGTACCATACTTTTCTAGTAATTCTGGATTGCGATCGCCAATGTACCACTGTGTACCCCCTGACTCGATCTCTTTGTCACCGGTGTATACCTGCAATAACACTTTGTAGTTGTCATGATCAAAATGCCAACTTAAACTGTGCCCTGGCAGATCAATAAAGATATCCACATTGCTACAAGTTAAACTAGGAAAGTCAGTTAGTTCGCTGACCGGACCGGCTAGCCTTGAACCTATGCTGTTCAGTTCTGCATAGTTGTTGGGCATGGCCATCAGTCTATTAGGCGTGAGCATCTGCCAGTCTGTGGCAGTTTCTCTATAGGTGCGCTTTACTGTGAAAAAATCTCTTTGATCGGCAAACAGATCTGGCAAGTACCAAAGACCCTCGCCAAGATATTCCGTGGTGCCTAGCATTAGCGTTTAGCACTTCCCCAAACTTCACGTGACGAAACACGGATAAAACGCTTGTTGGTTTCGTTTGTGTTTGGATTTGGGACAGTAAGCATAACATTTTTCAACTTAAGATGTGCTTTCATTTTGTTGTTTAATTCAGCAGTGCTGCCGCGATATTCTCTGCGCAATGCTTTTTGTACACGTTTGCTGTCACTGTTGGGATTTTGGTTCACAATGCCTTTGGAGGTTTGTGATGCTCTTGACTTTTTCTTGCCCATTTTATGTTTCCTTTATAAATGGCGGGCAGTGTA